AGTTCTTCTGCAATAGACTTGATATAAGTATAGGAATTCACAGAACCACCCTGCTTCATACGAGCAGATGCACAAATGTTCAAATAATCAATAAAGATGATATCGGGAATAAACTTCTTCTTGAGTTTCAACTCATTGACAAGATATCTGAAATGATTGACATGTGCAGTTGCAGTTGGATATTCCTTGATGATAAGTTTACCAGTCACACCTCTAGTTGCATTGAATAACTTCTTTGCATAGACTTGCTTTGGTAAAGACTTTAGTTCATCAATTGTAATATCCATGATGTTAGCATCGATACGCTCTGCAATTCTTTCTTCTGCCATCTCGCAAGTGATGTACAATACATTCTTGTTTTGTATCAAACAATTTGCTGCTTGGTGACAGAGGAATAGAGACTTACCAACACCAGTACCTGCGATTACAATGTTTAGAGTCTTTGTTGCAACTCCTCCCTTTGTAATGTCATTGAAGAATTCCAAATCAAATGGAATCTTCTTTTCTATTGTGTGATAGAATTCATATCGACTTTCTGCATCTTTCAAATAATCATGACCAATATTAGTATCAAAAGATACGGCTAAAGCATCTGAAAGAATAGATGGAAGTGCTTCCTTCGTTTGAGTCTTTGACTTACCATCTATGATATGAATTGATTCAAGGATTGCATTATAGATTGCTTTATCCTTGCAGAACTTTTCGGTTTCATCTACAAGCCACTGCTCATCCTGCTCAGAGGTTGAGTAGTCGTTAATTTTCTGCAACATAGAATCATACTCTTGTTGAGTTAGATTCTTGTTGTTAGACAGATCTACTAGTAGTGCTTCTTTAGTTGGAAGTTTATTATACTTAGAAACAAATTCTGATATGGTCTTATAAATGACCTTATCTTCCTTTGACTGGAAGTACTCATCCTTTAGGAATGGTACAACCTTTCTAGTATAATTCTCGTTGTAAAGAAGATTTTCTAGAATTACTTTTTCAACAATAGAATTCATTCTTCAGTTTCTTGTTCGCTTGCTCCTGCTCCGTACTTGAACTCGACTGCAACCGCTGCTTCGAGTTTTTCCATTACTTCCTTGGTAAAATACTTCTCTGGCTCTTCGATGAGGTTCTTCTCGAATGCCTTGCTACCATCTGGAAGTTCAATACGGGTTGAAACCTTCTTGAATATACCATGCTTTAGTGCTAAGTCAACAAGTCCGTAGTACTTATTTAAGCCACTATCGTAGTTTAACTTAACATCTACCATCTGATTTTCCTTTGTCAGACGACTCTTGTATAACTTACAGTGAATAATGTTACCAACTACCTGTCCTTCTGAATTCTTATCCTTCTTCTTTGAAAGATAAACAATTGTAGAAGCAGCATACTTTAGACCAGAACCACCTGACATTTCCTTGGTTGGAACATAAGAACCAACAACATCATAAGTGTGATTAGTCATCAGCAGAGGAATACCTGCCTTACCCATCTTTAGAGTTAGAACACGGAAGGTGCTCTTGATAACCTGTGAACGGGTCATATCACGAACTTCCTTACCTTCTGCAGTATCTGCCATTTCCTTACTGGTTGACAACATACCAAGCGAATCAAGAACAACCATCATTGGCTTTCGTGCTTCCTTTGGTTGCTCCATATACTTGTCGATGATCTTGATCAACTGTAGACGGAACTCTTCAATTGTTGCTACAGGAAATACTGCAACTTGCTTTGGATTTACACCACGACTGATGAACATATCAGAGGTAACTGCTTGCTCTGTATCGAAGTAAAGAACGATACCATCCTTACGATCATCCAAGAACTTCTTCACAATACCAATTGAGAAGTAAGTCTTACCTGTTGCAGATTCACCTGCAAGAGCAATAATCTTGTTATCAGGAATACCTCCATAAAGAGATCCTGATACTAGAGCATTGAATGCAAAAGAACCAGTATCCACAAATCCCTTTACATCGCTTCCTTCAAGACCATCCTCAACCAATCCAGCAAATTCGTTACCTGAAGTTTTAATAATTTCATCAATGAATCCCATCTTTAATCTCCTTCATAGTATTTGTATAAACATTTTGTATAACTTCCAAGCCCACATGTTCTTGGAATGTTTCAGTTATTTCACTAAGATCTCTTCCCAATTCTTTAAATGTTATAAAATAATTTCTTATTTTATCTTCGTAAGTTAAATTATAAGGTATACCATTTGGTCTGTCAAATCTATGTAACCATCTTAGGAAAGGCAAACACATCGCTTTCTTACCTTTCATTCTAAATTTTTCATGAATGTATCCTTCTTCTCCGCCAAATCCTCTCAATAGAGGATTGAATCCTACCCATGCATCTTTCCTACATGCAAACAATCCCATACCTTGTGCGGGGATTTCAAATGGTTCTGCATTTATATCAAGACCTCTTTTATCTGTTTCCCAGATTCCCCACATGTCACCTCTCCACACCAAATCAAAATGAGTTGATATATTTTGCATATCATCATAAATGAGTGGACCTTGTAATAGATTACCATCATCTTTACCAGTTTCAAAATAATTAATCAATTTTTTCAAAGATTTTGGTTGAAGCAATACATGACAATCTATAGACATAACATATGGTGTTCTTGCATGTTCAAATATTTTATTTTTTGCTGCTGCTGTCCCACTGTATGAATCAAATGGAATATATTGATATGGTTGTGTTATACTACCACAAAATTTTTTATTAGTTTCACCACACACACCATTTGGATTATTGTCTATAACAACAAATTCTATATCATTTAAAACTTCTTGATGATACATTCTTATTGATTGTATGGTAAAATATAAACCATCATAATCATCATATGTTGGAATGCCTATAGTTAATTTTGACATTACATTGTTCCGGTTTTTACTGCTTGCTCCAACATATACGATGCTTCACGACACTTCTTTCTTTCATCAATTAATTCATTGTAATAGTCTAGACTTGCTTTCTTATCTCTTTGAGATCTATTAATATAACTCTCAAGATCAAGAAGACGATTCTTAACTAGTTGCTGAAGATATTCTACCGATTCATTCTCTTTCATATGAATAAACTCTCCAATGTTGTTCTTCTCTCAAGATCCCAACCTATGACCTTAACGATAGTAGAGAGAGGTTCTATAAAGCTCTTTTCGAACTGTTTAGTGTAGTCAATATAGTTATGCAGTTCAAGTTCTTTTGGTAAAGTATTTGTGAAGGAAATTACATGTTCACCGATTGGGTTTGGTGTTTTTAAATAAACAAACTTAACCTTTTCGCCATCCTTAATTACAGAATACTTCTTTGTTAATTTGTGTTTTTTGATATGATGATTGAATAACAATGCACCCTTCACGGCAATAGGTGTAGACTTCTTGTAAATACTTGAAGAATCTGAATATTCATTTATTCCATTACATCCTCTTGGGAATGAAACTGCTTCTACTGGGGAAGCAATAAATTGATTTTTAAATTCATCTTTAAAAGAAATCAAAGCATCTTCGTCGGAATTCATAATAATATGAATTGCTTTCTTCAAACCATCACGAACAATTTGTGGAGTTGAAGAACGAGTTGTTTCGATACCCATGATCTTCATCTCTGGTTCTTTCAGAAGCACATTATCTTCGCCCATCATCACATTCAACATGTATCGCTTCTTTGCAGTCCAGATTCCTTTACTGGAAATCGACTCACGCTTCATATGCATCTTCTGTTCATATGCATTCATGATTTCTGCAAGTTCATTATACTTCTTTTCAATAAATGGATTGATGATTTCATTACATGCTTTATCCAAGAATTTAACTACCTTCTCATTATCAGGTACATTACCCTTGAAAGACTTCTCCACTAGTTTATCAAGACAGAGATAAACAGAGTCTGTATCAGATGCAATAACATAATCAACACCTGTAGTTCCAATGTTCTTGTTTAGGAAAGTATTCAAAGCATTCTCAATCCAACGAATAGACAATTGACCAGACACAGTGATTGCTTCTGCAAGATCAAGATCATAGTAACGGAAGTATTGATTACCTACAGCACCGAAGGCTGAGTTCAATTGAATCTTTCGAACCAACTGGAAGTTGTGATACTTACTGATATCAAACTTAATTTGCTGCTCTTCTTCCTTGCTAAGATTCTTCTCATTCTTCAACCTACGCTTCGAGTCCAACATTTTCTCCTTGTACATCTTGCGTTCTTTGTACATGGTTTCCATGAGTTCTGCTAGGAATCCCTGCTTGTCTTTCTTGAAGTAGACACCATTTGCAGCCATGCTAAGATTCTTTTCACGAATTGTATTCTGATGATCAGTTAGTTGTAGGAACTGCTTCTTAGATTCTTCGCTGTTTGGATATAGAACATCTTCTGGTCGAAGAGTTCCACGCTTACCCATTTCATGCTTCATCTCAGGTGAGATGTTATACTGCATGATAAGATGTGGATAAAGAGAGTCCAAGTCGAAGGATACAATCCACTTATGCATACCAACTTGTGGTTCCTTTACATATGCACCGACGAATGCAGTATCCTTCTCTTCAATGTTCTTCTGTGGAATCACAATCTTCTTGTTGTTCAAGTAATGATAGATGATTGTATCCCAAGTTCTAACTTGAGAAAACACATCAACTAGATTTACCTTTGCAGAATACGCAAGAGCGAGAGCAAGTTCAAGAAGTTTAAGTTTTTGTTCAAGTTTGACTACGAGATCAACATCCTTGACATTATACTGAACAAACTTCTGGAAGTCTCGTGTGTACATGTCAAGAATACCATCGAATCCCTCAAATGATGTTTTCTTCTCACCAAGTTCTGCATATGAAATATGATTTAAACTGTAAGACTCTTGAGTTACGAATGTAAACTTCTTGTAGAGATCAAGGTAATCTAGAATGGAAACACCCAACAGATCATAAGCGATCTGTTCTCTCTGCATAATGTAGACTTTACGAGGTTTTACAATACCCCAAGGAGAAAGTCTTCCCACTTCACCGTCACCAAAAAGATTTGTGATACGGTTCACGAGATATGGAATATCGAAGAACTGAATGTTCCATCCGGTGATGATGTCGAAGTCATAATACTTCCACTGTTCAATAAATGCCTGGAGCATTTCCTTCTCAGAATCATACTCAAAAACCATATGATTGTTCTGAACTGGTTTTGCTCGACCAAGACAATAAGTATGGATAGTTTCCTGACCTTGCTGTAGGAAACGAACAGTGATGATGTTGACCTTCTGATCTGCTTTCTCTACTGTAGGGAATCCATCCTCACACTGTGTTTCGATATCAAGATAACACACCTTCAGAGTGTTTGGATCGTATTCTAGATTTGGAAAACGATCACCAATAAATTGATATTGATAATCAGTATTACCATAAACCTGATAACCCTGAACATCCTTATATTCTTCAACCATCTCTCTACAATCAGAGATAGAATCAAACTCAAAAGGAACAACTGGAAGATTGTCTAGAGTCCTCCAAGGCGTGGTCTTAATCTGATCTGGACCAGCAGGAACATAAAGAGTGGGAGAGAACTTGACCTTCTCTCTTACTCTCTTACCATTCTTGTAACCTGTGTACAAAATGGTGTTACCACGGACAGAAACATGTGTGTAAAATTCACTCATTCCATTATAGTAGTAAGTGGGGATACTTCTTCTGCATAACGCTTGTATGATAGCGCATGATATTCAGGATTCAACTCAATTCCCAAATAATTTCTATCATTCATGCAGGATACAATCCCCGTAGTTCCAGAACCAGAGAATGGATCAAGAACAGTTCCACCCACCGGACAACCTGCTACGACGCAAGGTTTAATCAGATCCAATGGGAATGTTGCAAAGTGTGCTCCCTTGTATGTATTGGTGGCAATGCTCCAAACATCACGCAAGTTTGCAGTTTCGTATTTTTTATCAAATCCTGAATGTGCAGAAAGACCAGTTTGCTCTTGCCATTCCTTTGTCTTTCTCTTATGTCCATTCTCTGTGCGCTTATCCTCTGGATGTTTCGCAACAGTCTTTGTGGATTCAATATCATAATAATAATTTTTACTTTTTGCAAGTAAGAAGAAATATTCATGTGATCGTGTAGGACGATCCTTTACACTTTCCGGCATTGGATTTGTCTTGTGCCACACAATATCACTGCGTAGAATCCAACCGTCCTTTTGTAAAGCAAAAGCAACCAACCAAGGAACACCTAAAAGGTTCTTGTTCTTTCCGAAGGTATCGCCAATGTTCAACCATAGAGTTCCATCATCACGGAGCACTCTCTTTACACCTTGGAATACCTTTACCATTTCATTTACATACTCTTCCGGTGTATCTTCTGCACCGATCTGATCATCATTATGATAATCACGAAGAGCAAAATATGGCGGTGATGTTACACAAGTATTAATAGAGCACTCCGGTAGAGAGTTTAAAATTTCTCTATTATCGCCAAGCAATACTTCAAACTTTGGCATTCTTGTCCTTGATATATGAGTGTAGAAGAACCATATAATTGATCACATCAATTACTGTATCTTCAAACGATTCATTTGTAACTTCCATCTTTCCTGCTTCAACAAAAGAAGAAAGACGACTCATCTTGTCTGTAAGACGAACAAGCATACCACGCTCAGTTGAACAAATACCCATCGACTCTACGCGAGTAAAGTTTGCAAATGGTTCAGTTCCAGAACGACCTGCATAATCTGCATTTTTTTTCTTCATTAATTCACGAGCAGTGTCACATAAATGAATATGATTATCTAATAATTCTTGTTTTGTCATATTAAAATTTCCGTTTCAAAGTATTTAATTTTATTATACATTTCCAAAACAACATTTGGTTTGTTTTTATTTGACATTAAATGAACATAACCTAGTTCATTTGTTTTCTTTTCTCTTTCTTCTTTTCTTTTATTACTACCCGGTAATAAGCATGTAACATCAACTCCTGATGCTTGTGATAATACCCAAAGATAGTATTGTTCGCAAGTACAAGCAGGACCAAATCCCGGAGATTTTAGTGTTTTATCTCTTTTAGTTTCATTTGATTGTATATCAAACATAATTTTACATTCACTATCCATGCACAATTCTATTGCCTTTGTCGAATATGAATGTATAAAATTATAATTTGTCCCACCAAATATACCAACATTATATGCTATATCTGTTTTTTCTGGATTTATATTATATCTTGATGGTATATGATTCTTCAACACATCGAGTCTGTAACAATCATAAACATCTTCTTCAACA